AGAGGCACGACGGCGAGAAAATTCGACACCTTGTCGACCTCGGCCAGCAGGGAGGCGACCGACCAGTCCGGCGCGCCGGCGATCGAGAACTTCTTCGCGAAATCGAGCGCACAGGGGTCAGCAGCTGCGTCGACCTCATCCTCGACCGCTTGCTGGGTGTCGGGCGCCGCGAACGATTCCTGCACCGCTACGCCGACCTCGATAAACGTCAGCGAGATTGAAACCATGCCGCGCTTTTCGATGAACGATTCCCGCAGGCGGCCCGGCTGCGCCAGCACGACCTGCAGCGTGCCCATCGACGGGTGGATCAGCGTGCCGGGGCCGGGGAAGGTCAAGGCGCCGATCAGGCGATTTTTCACATCGATGTAATCGTCGCCGATGATGAAGCCGTCGATCGTGAATTCGCCCGCCTTGCGGCCAAGATCCTCCGGCTGCGGCGTGTCGGACAGCGGGAATTCATGGACGACGACGCGGCGTCCGACCGACGTGTCCGCGCCGGCCACCTGGAAGGGGACGCCACGGAAAGAAGCGGGCTGCAATTGGTCGCGGAAGTTCAAGACTGGTCTCGGTTGCACTATGGAGTGCTGCCGATTCTGCAGTTTTGGTCAAGACAAAAGGAGGGGGGGAGTTGTCCGGGCGTAAAAAAACCCGCCTGATCAAAGGCGGGTTTGCATGAATCTATCGATAGCTCAAGAATCGTCCAGCTGCATCCTTGAAAATGCCATCGACGCGGTCTCGCCATCCTTGGCCCGGGCCGGCGCCACCGCCACGACCACGGCCACGGCAGGGACAGCGGGCGGGGAAGGCAAGACAGGTGCGGCGCGACGTGGACTGCTCGCCACCGCCACGGGTTTCAGCTCAAGCGCGAGATCAAGCCCCAGGCCCTCCATCGCCGCCTGCGCCTGCAGCGCCGGATCGCCGCCCGGATGCCGGTGCCGGACGATGTATTCGCGCACGGCGTCGATGATCAGATCGAGCGCACCGGATCCAGCGAGGTGCAGCGCGGTGTGCACGTCCTTGTCGACGCTGAAATCGACGACCAGGTCATGCCGCATCACCGACGCCCAGCGCTTGGCGATGCGGGGCCGGCCTTTTTTCAGGATCATCAGGCGGCGCCGGCTTGCACATGGTGCGCGAACAGCCCGAACCGGCACAGCCCTTCAGCGATCGCGATGCGCGGGTCCTCGTCCAGCACCGCATTGCGGAAGGCGCCCCTGACCGCATCGATCACCATCGGCGCGATGCCGCCCGAGACGATGATCCCGTCCAGTGACTTGGCCGAATCGCTCAGCAAGGTCTGGGCGCGGTCGACGATCAAGTCGCGCAGCGGCTGGGCCGCCGCATCTACGATGGCCGACACGTCGATCGACTCGCCATAGTGCTTGACCCGGCCGGTCTTGACCGCCTCGTCGACCGCCCCCAGCGTCACCGCATAGCCGAGCGTGTTGAACTCGGCCCGCACGGCGGAATACATTTTGCTCGCGCCGGCGACCGAATCGCCGCCGATGTCCTGGATCTGCGTGCGCAGCAGGATCGCGAAATCGGTCGTGTAGTGGCCGATGTCGATCACGGCCCACGATTGCGACTCGGCGTGATACTGCGGGTTGGGCAAGCCATCGGCCGTGTGCTGAATGTTGATGAGCGGAACGATCGACTGCGGCCGCACCAGGATATCAAGCACCTGGCCCGGCGCCAGGTAGCTGGCCAGCAAAGCGCTGACGCGGCTCTTCAACGCATTTTTTTGCGTCGAGAAAAAAGCCATCGGCAAGCCCAGAACCAGGTTGATCTTTTGCGGATTGCAATCGATCATGCGCATCGCGCGCTGCCATCCGGCGATGATCATCACGTCGTGCGCGCTGGTCGCGATCCAGTCGCGCGACTGGCCCGAAAACACGCTGGCATTGCCCTGCAAGATCGCCGTCTCGCCAAAAAAATAGCCGATGCCCTCGATCGTCACCGTTTCCAGCGCCGCCAGGCGGGCCGTGTTTTCATCGGCGATGCTCGATGCGCGAATCACGACTGTCGGGATCACGGCCGAGTGCCGCAGCGTGGGCGCTGCCAGCAGCGCCGCCGCGATCTTGACGGCGCTGTGGCCTACATCGATTCCGAAGGACGCGTGGCCTGATAAAACTGTTGGTTTGTACATGGTTTTTCCCTGGTTGTGCTGTGGTGGAATTACTGCGTAAAGCAAACATTCCAACAAAATGAAAGGATTTTGTCGTAAGTAAGTCGTCGGATGGCGTGGAGCGGAATATCAGCCTGGATGCGCGCCATCGTGCAGGTATGACGAAATCACTTCGTCGGATTTTTCCAGCGCGGTTTCGATGTAGGCCAGGAAATGCGCGAGGCCTTGCGGGTCGGGCTGGCCATTGCTGCGCAACAGTTCAACGAGGACGCCCAGCGAACAATGCGCCTGGGCGACGTCGAGCAAGATGCGGTCGATGATGGGCTTTGGAAATGTGACGTTGATGGCGGTAGGGATGGTGGGGCCGAGTTTCGGCGCACCTGGTGCGGTGTTGGACATGGTTTTGCTCCTGCTTGAGACTTCGATAAGTCCGCCAACCCGTTTTGAAGCGAGTTGGTGGGCGAGAGTGTTCAAAACTCGTAAGCAGCCGAGCGCGCAGTATTCCCCTTGCGGGTCTTGTGTTCCTGCGCCACCTCGCCCATAGGCAGTAAACCATACAGGCGTAAAAAATGCCACTGACTGACGGGGTGACATTCCGCTGCTATTCGTGTTTTGAAGCACTTAAGCGAATTCTAGCCTTCGCTTTTCAGCTTGTCAACATTCGTTTTTCATTACTTGTAGGCGCGAATTGCTTGTTCGCATTCAGGCCGCGCCGTCAAATAATAATCTCTTGCGCCCCTCATTAACCGCTCGTCTTCGTTCCTGTTGATTCCCTCGCCCCAGAGCAAAAGATACTCAGCTGCCTCGACACAGGAATTCAAATCGCCAAACGGTGCATGTCTGTCATCGATTATGTCAGGCCAAGCCTTGATCCGCGTCTTCAAAGGAATGAAAAATTCGACGGAAAATTTATCGTAATTCTGCATGTCGTTGCTACTGTCGATCAGCGCAGATGCTTTTTTTATGGCGCCCAGCATTCCCATGGCTTCCGATTTTGCATTGGCCTTTTCTTCACGTGAAAAAATCCGGTCAGGCTTGCGGTTAGCTTGCATGGCTATCAATTCATCCACTGTCAGGTTTGGAATAGGCTTTGCTTCAGGGATGACTTCAGCGATAGCAGGCGCCGCTGTTGCGGTGGCTTGCTCGGTCTTCCCGCAAGCCGTCAAAAAAACGAGCATCAACCCGCAAACTATCAATCGCATTCCATCCCCCTGATCATGTAAAAAAGCCCCGCATCGCGAGGCATTCGGAAACGCCATTGTAGGCTACCCGGTTTGTCAATACGACATCATAGGCCCGGTGTCCAGGCGGATGCCATTGCCGCCCAGGCTCTTTTGCTTCACGTAGAGCTGGCCCTGCTGATCGATCGAGATGTCGACCTTGAGCCGGGCATCGATCGGCAGCGGCTTCAGTCCCTCGGTCAAGGCGCGCTTGATCGCGCTGGTGTCGCCGTCGAAGCCCGCCATTTGTTTTTTCAGCGCGACGCTTTCGCCGAACGTGGAAGCCGTGACTGACGCCGGCAACTTCGGGCCGCCGAACACGGATTCGCCGATCGACGTGCCGACGCCATGGCCAGCCCAGCTGCCGATCAGCGCGCCGATCAAACCGCCGACCGCCGTGCCGAGGCCCGGCACCACGCTGCCCGCCATTGCGCCGGCTGCGGCGCCGCCCAGCGCGCCACCGACCGCGCCGCCGGCGGCGCCGCTGTAGCCGATTTTCTTTTCCTGGTCCGTCAGGCGCTCGTTTTCATGGATGCCATACGCTTCGACGCTGGCGAGCAGCACGGCCAGCGGCCCACCGACTTTCAATCCACCCATGAAATTCTTGCCGAAGCCGGGCGCCGCGCCTGGCGGACCGCCTCCGGGTCCGCCGCCCGGGCCGCCACCAGGTCCGCCCTGGGCGCGCGCCGCGGCGGTGGCGTTCCGCGTCAGCAATGCCAGCGCGACAGCCGCGCCGCCGGCGGCGGCGCCCATCGTCATGACAGCGACCTTGCCGCTTTCCATCGCTGAAGCCAGCGCTGGATATTTTTCATACAGCGCGCTGGCGCCGTCCGCCATCTTGCCCAGCCATGAATTGAAGCCACCCATGCCGGTGTAGAGCGCCGCGCCCTTGTCTTGCTCGTACATCTCGGCTTTGAAGGCCGGCTGGATGGCCTGGAAGTCATACGCATTGTCCCGGTTCGCCAGCGTGCCCTTTTCATTGATTTCAGCCACCATCGAACGGTAAGCCTCGGGGTTCGTCAGCACGCCCAATCCGCCGCGCAGCTCTTGTTGATTCGCGAACAAGCGGCCGATGCCGCGCCCTTCCAGGATCTGAACGACGTTGTTGGCAATGGCGGCGATTTCCTGCTGCGCTTCCATCTGGCCGCTTGAATCGCCGCGCTTTTTCGCCGCCTCGAGGCGGCCCTTGGCCGCGTCGCGCTTCTTGACCGCCTCCCTGTATTTCGGATCCCCGTTGCTCACCATGCCGACGATCTGGATCATCGTCTCGATGCCATCGACGCCGTTCTCGGCATTGGCTGCGAGCACGTGGCCCAGATCCAGGTAGTTTTTTCCGGCGCGCTTGGTGTTGTTGTAGACCAGAGAATTGCTGTCCTTCTCATAGCTGAAGCGCCGCAAGTGCTTGGACAGGTGGCTGGAAGAAAGCGAGTTCAGGAAGTCGTTGGTGTTGATGCCGGCCTGGTCGGCCGTGCCCGAGAAATCGACGGCCAGTTCATTGATCGCGGCGATCTTTGCGACGGCCGGCAAGCCGGACAAGCCGGCGAGCTTTGCGGAGCCCGATTGCGACGGCAAGTAATGTGCCATGTTCTTCAGCTCGAAACCGCCGATCTGGCCCGCGTACAGTATTTTCGCCAGCGCCAGTTCATTGTCCTTGGGCAGCACGCCCAGCGACTTGATCAGCCCGGCCGAAGCCTTGGCGATCTCGACGGCCAGCGCCGCGCCGGCCGTGGCCGTCTTGGCGATGCCTGGCATCACCGCATAGGTCTCGTCCTTGTTGCCGATCGCATTGCGGGCCGAGAGGAGATCGAATCCTTGCAAGATATCGTCGCGCGTGCCGCCGCCGAAATGCCGCGCCTGCTGCAGCTTTTCGTTGATCTCGTTCATGACCACGGATTTCTCGGCCATGCCGGCGCCGACCACGGTGATATTGGTCGTTTGCGCCAGGCGCTTGCCATAATCCATCGTCGTGCCGACAACGGGCTCCAGCACGGCCTTGCCCGCTTGCCACGCCGCCATCGCCGCGCCGATCGCCCGGCCGCTCTGCAGCAGCTTGTCGAAGGTGCTGTTGAGCCGGCGGGCTTCTTCATCCGTTTGCCGCAGCCGCCGTTGCAAGCGGTCAGGACCGTCAGACTGGCCCATCCGCGCGATGCGCTGGCTCAGCTGGTCGACCGAGCTCGACAGCGTCTGTATGACGCGCGGCAAGCCGTCGAAGCCCGCTTGCGCCGCCTGGGTCATCCTGGTCAGGTCGGTGCCGGCTTTCGCGGCCCGGGCGCTCATCGCGTCCACCGCCGTCGTGACGTTCTGCACCGATTTCGGCAACTTGTCGAAAGCCTGGCCGGCCAGGCCGGTGAAGCGCTGGATGTCGGCCAGCGCCTTTGCATAGTCGGCCGCGATGCGCACCGCGATGTCTTCTCGTCTGTCAGCCATGGTCATTCATCCGGGTCTTTGCTCAACTGCTCGATGTAGAAAATGAAACGGGAGCGGGGCATGGCCAGAATTTCAGCTTCCGACCAGCCCGTTTCCTTGCCGAGGAACAGCACCGATGTCAGTCGATCCCCGTGCTCGACGACGACGCGTTTCCCAATGCGGCCACTTCGTTCAAGCTTATGCGCAACACATCGAAATCATCCGGGTGCAGCGACCGGACCATTTTGAACGTGAAGGGGCCGTCGTAGCTGCCCACGCGCACCAGTTGCAGGCTGGCCAGCGCGGCGCTGAAGTTCATCGGCTTGCCGGCTGAGACTTCCATTTCGGCGTCCAGCATGTCGGCCGTCGTCATTTCGCGCAGTTCGAATTCCTGGTGCACGTCCTTTCCGACCTTCATGCCACGCTTGAATTGTCCGATGAAGTTCGGCATCAGGTTTCCTCCACGTCGCCGTAGAACGTCGCCTGGATCTTGCCGCCGGCGCCGATCGTGCGCGCCGACCCGCACTTGGCGTTCCTCATCAGGAAACTCAAGCCGTTGTTGCCTTCGGCGATGATCGTGCCCTTGTCCATCGCCTGGACCGGGCGCAATTTGAAGCCCTCCGTCGCAAGCAATGTGCACTTGATCATGCCGGGATTGAGCTTTTCAGCCGTGTGCGTGTTGCCGGCCGCATCGACGACGGGTTCGTTGTCGGCGCCGCCGATATCGATCTCGGTGCCGCGCTCTTCGGTGGCATAGGTTTGGCCGTTGAAGGTCATCTTCAACCGGGCGAGTAATGCAGACATAAGTTCTCCTGGTGGGTTGTCGGCGGCCATGTCAACCCTGACATGGCCGCGCGGATTAATTGACGAACTTGACGGCCGCGGCGAACACGTCGAACTGGTTGACCAGGTTCGGCGACGCCACGGCGTTGACCTGGTTGGGGTTCGCGATCGAGCGCAAAATCAGCAGCGTGCGCTTGAATTCGTCGACGTTTTCGATGATGCCGGCGTACTCGAGCGAGCGCGCCAGCGCGATGGTTTCGATTTTGAGCAGGCTGGGCGTGACGATCGGCTGGCCCGGCGCGAAGTTGGTGCCGTCGTCGGCCAATTTATAGTCAGGGTAGCGGCTGGCGATCAGCACCTTCCACGCGTAGCGGAAATAATCGGCGGTCCACTTGCTCTGCAGCTTGAAGTACGCCCTGGTCGGTACGCCAAACGAGTTGGTCTTGTAGGTCGTGGCCACCATCTCGATCATCGCATTGCCGCCGGCGTCGTAGCGCAGCGTCGAGATGCCGTTCTTCAACAGGTTGTTGCGGGTTGGCATGTCGAAGCGGGCGCCTTCCGCCGGCGCCGGAATGCCCGGGAGCAACATCCCAAAATACGGCCGCGCCGGGTCGGCCGATCCCCGCAGGCTGCACAGCCCCGCAACCGATGCGGCGATGCGCCACGGCGCGACCATGTTGCCTTCGCGCGGAATGATCGATACATGCGGGCTGTTGCGCGCGGCGCCGTACGTCACCAGCGTGGCGAAGCTGCCGGACAGGCCCGCAAAGCAATGCGATTCCTGTTGCTTCATGGGGCCGTAGCGCGTCGCGAAATCGGCCTCGACCTTGACGATGTTCGCCGCATCGGTCCATGGGCTGATCAGCACGATGCGATCGTCGCCCTTGATCGCGGCCAGCAGCGGGCCGATGTCCGGGTTGCCGGTGCCGCCGAGCAGCGCCGTGATGGTCAGCGCCACGCCGGCCGGCAAATACTGGCCCAGGTAAAACGAATGGCGCACATCGATGTCGTTGCCGCATTCCCCTTTATGGCGCGCCACCAGGGCCAGCGTGGCCGTGGTCGGCGCCACCGGTACCGACAGCGGCAAGTCGGGGTTGGCGTTGATCTGGATCGCGATGGCGGCCGCGATCTGGATCGCCGTGTCGCCGCTGGTCACGCCCACTTGCACCAGGGTGCCGTCGACATACAGCGCGATCGTGCCGGATACGGTGGCAGGACCGGCGACGAGGATCGAACCGGTTGCCGCCACGCCGGCCAGCAAGTCGTCGGCCGCGATGACGGTGAATTTTCCGTACGGGTTCGCCTTGAATGCCTCAAGAGCCATCTGCGCCAGCAGCGAGCCGCGCCCGCCCAGCAGCGCGACCTGGTCGATGGTCGCGACCGGCACTTCGGTCGGCACCGTTGTTGCGGCAGTGCCGCCGGCCAGCTTCTGGCCCATGATGATGATCTTGCGCGGAATCGGCGGCGTGCCGCTGTCGGCGCGCGAGCCGTCGATTTCAATAAATTGCCCCGGCACGAGCAAGTCGGCCGGGATTTCGCGGAAGCTGACGTTGTCGGCCATGGCGGTTCCTTTACAGTGTTGAGTGGGGTTTGATCGGGTTTGGGCTGGTTAAGCCTGGGCTGGCCAGAAGCAAACAGCCTTGTTTGCAGGCTCGGTTTGCAGGTGGGTCTCGGCCGCTGCCTGGTCATCGAAAATCTGCACCGATCCCATTGCAATCGGCGCACTGCAATCCGGGAATACAGTCAGGTTGCACAGCACAACAGCCTCGCTGGGCTCCTTGTCGGACCAGATGCGGGTGATGATGGCAGGATGCTCAAACGTGCCGTTGGAGTTGCTGATGCCCTTGGTAATGACGACACTGCCGATGCTTGGTTTCATGCGATGAGTCCTTTTTTGGTTACGTTTTTATGTCAGTGATGTACGTTTTTATGTACTTTTTACTTGTTTCTTGCCTTCGGCGATCCCAGCTCGGACAGGGGCACGACGTCGGTGGCGTGCACCATGTCCTCGATCGTCACGTCGCCGTCGAACTTGCGCTGGTACCAGTAGCTGTCGAGGGTCACATCCTTGCCTTCGGGCGGCAGGTTGCCGTTGCCGTCGGGCAGCGGCACCAGGATGCCTGCCCTCGGGGTCACGCGTTTCTGGTCTATCGTTTGGATTTCGCTCATGTTGTGCTCCTGGGGATGTCGACGCGCAGCTGCGCGTCCGGTTGGCTGGTCGTGTAATCGGGCGCGTCCTGTGCCCATTTCTCGTGTTCTGCCGCGACCTGGTGCGGCTGGCCCACGTCGATGTCTGCGCGGAAACTCAGGAAATCGGCCAGGTTGCCGATCGATTCATCGACCGTGAGCGGCTCGGTGCCGTCGTACGGGCCGCATTCGATCGCCAGCGATACCCAGCCATACGGCGCCTCGAGCTGGGCCGAGTGATCGACGCGGGTGATGCGCATCAGCGGGCCGCGCAACTGGCGCTGCACCAGCGTCTTGACTTCGCGCGCCATCGCCAGTTCGGCTTCCTCGACATCCTCGCCGCTGGCGTTCTCGCCGAGCTCGATCTGGCCGACCACGATCATGTCCAGCATCTGTTCGTAGATATCGGCGCCCGGCTGGCCTTTGGTGATGATCGTCAGCACGCCCGCCTTCAGCTGGGCCGGCTGGCGTTCGGCGAAATCCTTCAGGCTGCGCGTGACGGTGCGCAGCGGGTATGCCGCAGCCAGTGCCAGCTTGAAGGTGGATAAGATTTTCGATTCGGGTGTTTGCGGATTCATCTGAACGCTTCCGTGATCGCGGTGGTGACGCCCTGGCGCAGCAGCGCGATGACGGGGCTATCCATTTTGGTGCGGGTGCGCTGCACGAACGGGTTGGCCTTGGTGCCGTGCGCGGCGATAAAGCGCTGCAGCCCTTTTGCCCGCGCCCGCAGTTGCTTCTGGTCCGTCACGCGCTTGGTCACGCGCAGCCAGTCCATCAGCGGGCGGATCGGGGCCCAGTGCGGCCGGCCGCCATTGTTGACGGCGGCAGCGTATTTCATCGTCGGCCCGACGCTCCAGTCGGCGATGCCGTTCTTGCGCACGGCGATGCTGTTGGTCAGCGCGCTCAAGGCTTTCGGCGCTTCCTTTTTCTCGGCCCGGGCGAACTCGCCGGCGGCGCGCTGGACGAAGCGGTCGAGCGTCCTCGGCACCGATGTCAGAGCTTTGACGGTGCGCGCCTGCAGCCGCGCCTGGTCGATGACGATTTTCAACATCCGAGCCTCGCCACTTTCGTTTCCCATTCGCGCATCAGCGACGCATGCAGTGCGGCCGGCGTCATGTTGCGCGGCGCCGAGTGCAAGCCATCGCGCAGCGCCACCGGTTTCTTGATGTTGCGCATTGTCATTTCGCGCATCGCTTCGGCTTGCGCCCGCAGCAGCAACAGGAAGCGGTCGGCTTCCTGCAGCGTGGTCTGGTCCGCAGTGTCGCCGATCGACTGCCGGCCGAAATAGTAGTAGCGCAATTCGGAGCCCAGCGTCATCAGCTGCAATTGCGTCGGCGCCGGCGTCAGATGCAGTTCGCGCCCGGAGACGCCGTCGACGACGTGCACGTCCGGCATCGGTCCCGGCCACTGCCGTTCCCACGGCTTGGCGCGCACCACCGGCGCAATGCCCCACAAGCTGGACTTGAAGAGATAAAGATTGGCCGGCGCCGGGTAATCGATGCGCCCGGCCTCGGCCGTCAACGTGCCCAGCAGCGTGCGCGGACGGTGGCGCGTAAAATCTTGCGCGGCCACATCGAGCAGCCGCGCCATGTCGCCGGGGCCGGCGAACACGTCGGCGGCATCGTGCAGCGACGCGGCCAGATCAAGCACCAGGTCGGCGCGGGACATCGAGCCGGCCATGTCGGTCAGGCCCCGCCCTGGGCGGCTTTGTCGGCCTGTTTGGTCGCGCGGGTCAACTGTTCGGCCACGATCGCTTCGATCATCGACTTGCGGTTCTGTCCAGCCGTTTCCAGCTTGGCCATGTGCTCCAGTTCTTCGTCGAACATCGATCCGAATTCGCCGGTGACGGCCTTGACGCTGCCCTTCAGCAATTCGGCGATGTGATCCAACGGCTCGGCGTCCAGCGCAGGGGCGTCCGCCACATGGCCGGGCAGCAGCGATGCATCGACGTCGCGGGTCTCGCCGGGCGGGATCGTGACCCCGCCGACGTGCTGGAAATTCTGTGTCTCGTTGGTGTGAGGGACTTTCATCGTGTTCCTTTTCATGTTCTTGAATTCACGAATTCACGACATCAATCAATCGTGAATTCGTGACTGAGATAGGGTTAGCGGCCCGTGAAGCTGTACGCCAGCAGCGACGTCATGCGGCCGGCGACCGGCGTCGGCACCTTGATCGCCGAGTACTCCTCGCCGTAGGCTTGCTTCTTGCCGATCGGCCGGCCTGCAGAGTCGACCGCCTCGAATACCTGGCCTGTGATGAACGGCTTGCCGACCACGTAGCCAGCCAGGCCGCGCTGCCCGATCAGGATGCGCTCGTCGCCCATGTCCACGCCTGGCGCATTGGTGCCATACGATGGCAAGCCCTTGACGCGCTCCAGGTCGCCGTCGGCCGTGGTGTCGCTACCGTTGCGCTTGTTTTGCAGCGCGAACTGCTCGGCGTTGGTGATCGTGTCGTTCAGCACCGGCGACATCAACAGATAATCGGGCGTGACGAAGCGTTGGCCGGACAGCAAGGCCTTGCGCGCGCCGATGCCTTGCAGCACCTTATTCAGTTGCTTTTCATAGGTCGAGTTGACCGCGATGTCCAGGTCGACCTTGGCGATATTGGTCGCGCGGCTGTAGGCAATGGTGTTGGTGCCGGTGTTGGCAGGCGTGACGGCCGCGCCCACCTGGTTGACGAACTGGACATAACCCAGGTTGTAGCTGTTGACACGGTAATAGGTGCCTGCCGATTGCAGGTTGGTGCCGTCGTATTGCAGGCAGGCCGCAGAGTTCAGCACGACGACGATCGGGTTTGTAGCCGATCCGACGACATTGCCTTGCAGGTCGCGTTGCTGGAAGGCGCGCACGACCGGGAAGCCGACGGTCTTGACCTGGCTGGTCGCGCCATTCAATTGTGCCGTGAACGACTCGGCCGCAACCGCGATGGCGCCGAACGCGTCGGAGGCGCGCTGCAGCTCGTTCAGCAAGCGGCGGCAGATCAGTTCGCGCATGATGCGGGCGTTCGATTCGACATTGCGCGCCATCGCATCCCAGTTGATGGCCGCAGCCTGGCTGAAGTGGATCGCCTCGTTCGAGATCAGCATCGCCAGCTTCATCGGCAGGATGTATGCGGTGTCCATGTATTGCCCGATGCCGCCGCGGTGGATCGGCTGGCCCTCGTAGACGATGCCGTCGTTCATCACTGCGCTCATGTCGCGCAGCTCGTACGGGATTTGCGTGGTCACGGTGGCCGAGAAATCCGTCATCGCCTGCACCAGCTCGAGCACGCGCAGATCCGACAGCGCCTCGCGGATCACTTCGCGCCGGAAGCCGACCGGCAAATTCGTGTCCGAGATATTGACGACGCCGCCCGACAGCATCTTGACCTCATTGGAAATTTGGGTGGCATGGATGCGGTCGAACTCGCCCAGCACGCGGTTGATGAAGGTCGTGTCCTTGGCCGACAGGCGCAACTTGCCTTCGGAAAAGTACGAGGTCAGTTTCAGGTTGTCGTGGTAGATGCCTGCCAATTTCTTCGGTTCTTCGAACGGCACCGAAATGCCGGGGATGCGCACGCTGCCCAGCGGCGCATGGAAACCGAGCGACGAAAGTTGACGGGCCACGGCCAAGTCATTGCCTTGCTTGATTTGCACGGCGGCCAGCGCGACGACCTGGTCGGATGTCATGCCGGGCGTGACCAGGTCGGCGACGGCTTCGGTCAGCGCTTTCTTGACGTCGGCATCGAACGACGTGACGGCGCCGATGGTCTCGGTCAGCAGCTTGACGTTGCCGGCGCGCTGGTCGGCCAGCACCTTGACGCCGGCGGCGGTCTTCGCGTTTTCGCTGGCCATCAGCGCGATCACTTGCTCGGCGGTCATGCCAACCGAGATCGCCGGCGCGGCCAGCGCGACGACCGGGGCGGCGTTTTCGGCCAGCGTGGTGCCCATGTCATCGAACGAGGTCAGCAACAGCTTTGCCGCTGCTTCGTCGAGGATGTGGGCGACGGCCGTTTCGGCTGCCAGCATCAGCGAGGCGATGACGGAGGCGGCCAGTTTCTTGGCGATCAGCGCGAGTTTCAGTTTTTCGAGAGCGTTCTTGTGCATGGTATGCAGTTCCTGGAGTAATTTGGTTTGGAGTTCGGGGTGAACGATGAGCGGGTTGTCGTCATCGCCCGATTCGGACAGGCGTGTCGCGTCGACCGGTTGATTGCCCTTGACGGCGGGGCGGACCACCAGCGCGGCGCCCAGCATCAGCGGGCCGCGATGTTCTTGCGTTTCGGGGTCCACGTAATCGTCGGCATATTCGATCGACAGGTAAGTGAAGCCCTTGTTTTTCACCGCGTCGATGCCGTATGGAGTCCACTCCATCAAGCCCCGCAGCCGGTTTCCCTCGACAGTCAATTTGACGATCTTCGCCGCGGCGCCGGCGTTGGGTGCGTGCGCGACGTCGAGGAAGATGTCCTGGCCATAGGCCGCCTTGTTGAAATTGTCGACGATCTGCAGCAGCATGCCGCGCGTGATGTCGACGGTGCCATAGCGCGGGTCGCTGAACTTGACGACGCGCGTGATCGTCTCCCAGGTCGATTTCTTGTCGCCCTCAAGAGACACTTGAGCACCAGCCAGGAAGCGCACTGACAGGTGTTGGCTGGCATCCAGACGGATGCGGCGGAAATGACGGAAGGATTTTTGCATCGCTGGCCCTGGATAAAAAGTGCGTGGCACCACCCCTGTATCGAGGGAGACGGCTCGGAGGGGAAACCGATGCCACGCAATAAACTTTGCTGACTGAGCCGCCAGTTTCAGGGTTTTGGCAACACAAAAGGAGGGGGGGAGTTGTTAGGCGTTGCGGGCGAAAAAAAGCCCGCCGGACGAATCGGGCGGGCTGTATTTTAAGATGATTCGGAACGTTAAGCGACCTTCGCCGGTGTATCCGCTTCTGCCTCAGCAGGCGCAGCCGTTGGCTTGTTGCTTGATACGCTGGCGATTCCATATTTTGCCAAATCGATAAAACGGTCCCTGAAATCAGGAATGCTAGAGGCCAGTTTTTGGAACGCCTCCGAGTGCATGATTTCCTGCAGGGGGCTGCTATGCCCTTGGTCTTCCACTAATCGCAATGGGGCTTCTTCTAGCCTGGTAAGCGCAGAATTAAACAGACGCGACTCAAATGCTGGATCGATACGCGCGGCCTCCTTACGATAACCTTCGTACGCTTTGGCCACGGATGCCTTGTAGGCATAGTCTTCGGAAAGACGGAAGCGCTGGCTGATCTGTTTAGTCGAAAGCCATGCAAACCACAGAGGACCGCCAACACTCAGCAGTGATAGCACCAGATGGATAGCGATGACTCCCCATTGCAAGTCAGTGCCGGCAAGCACCACGGAAAGGGCTTCAATCCGGTGTGCTCCAACCACCGCGCCCATTATCAGCGCCCCTAACAGCCCAAAAACCCACAGCCCGAGTGAGCTTTCCAATTTTTTCGCACGTTGATCAAAGGCGCCGGCAAGCCCTTTGGTCGTCGTAATTCGGTAGGCCTCTTCGCATTGCTCGACGATTTTGTTAGCCCGTTCGTCAAAAGATAAAACCCGACTCAAAGAAAATGCCGCCATCTCGACATTTTCTTCTATTTTCACTGCGCTTTTTGTTGATAATTTGTAGATTGCATCTACCTTTTCACTTGCTTCTTTAAGTGCTTGTAAATCGGTAGGTAAGGATTCGGCCGCAGCAGTGGCGTCGTTAATCAGTGCGATTTGGGAGGCGAGGACTTCCTTGTTAACATTGATCTGATCAATATCATTTTGCAGGCCTCTTAATTTCTTTGCCATCTGAACCGGTATCATTTTTTGATTCGAAGCGAGTGACCAAGATAAATATGGTTCTACCAACTGTGTAACCCATTCCAATGTCCCCAGATAGGCAGGCACTGCCTGGTGGCCATTGCCATTGTACATTTGGGGAAGTACTCCAGAAATCAACAAATTCAATTTTCTTGGGATGTCGCTAAGTTGAGTAAGCAAAGCGCTATCTGTGATTTCAATCTGAGCATCTTTAATCCTGGAAGCCAAGCGTTGTGGTATGGAAGCCAAGTCATGTCGGGTTAGTGCTGGGTGATGCCAGCCATGAACTTCTTGTAATGTCCGGTCCTCAGTCCAGCCATTGCGAATTGCCGTTGCAAGTGCATCGAGAGAGGTACAGAGGTTTGTGATGGAAATATGCATGTTTTTTCTGATTATCGTAAGCGGTACAGCAATATAACTGCTTTGTATTGACTTGGCATAATTACATTTTATTGCGATTCGATATTTCTTCCGATGCGCTTTTGCACGTCGCGCCAGCGGCTGCGCACCTGCGTCGCTGGTAGCTTGCCCGCTTCGAACGCCTCATTCTTGTTGACGCCCAAGATGCCTTTTCTATCGTGGCTGGGCACAGTGTCCAGGAACTCGGTGACGGTTTGCTTGCCGGCGCGGTCGGCGGCTGTCACTTCGTCGCGATAGACGATCACTTCAAAGCTCAGCGTGCGGGGATGCGCCGGCAGCGGGCTGCGGCCATGCGGATAGACGCCGGGGCCCAGGCCATGCAGGTTTGCCCTGGCGTGCATGTCGCAAATGTCGACGCGCGGGTGGCGGGGAGAGAGCAGGAATTGCGTGCCGATCGAATCGGGATCGGCGGCGGCGCTCTTTTGGTATGCCGTCGTGTGCGCCCGGTTGATTTCTGTCGTCATGACCCGCATCGCATTGTCGAGCGGGGCGCCGCGCCCGGTCAGCAAGCCTTTTTCGACCGTGGCGCCGATGTTGCGCGCGATGGCGGCATTCTTGGCCAGCGCAATGTCGGCCGGCGGGGCGATGCCCCGGGCCAGGAACTCGCGCGCCGCCTGCGCCGCGCCGTCGCCGCGCATGACGGCGTTGCGCACTTCCTGGCTGACGATCTCGTTCGCGTGCCGGTCCAGGCGCCAGATCCGGTCCGACAGCTTCAGCTTGTCGGGTCCGACAACGTCGCGCGTGAATTGCGCGGCCTCGATCCGGATGCTGTCGAGCTGGGCGGCGTTGACCGTCGGTGTGAATGGCGTGGCGCCGATCGTTGCCGCTTGCTGGATGCCATCCATCAGCGTCGCATTGCGTGCGCCGGCCAGGTTGCCCAGCCTGGCATGCACTTGCAGCATCAGCGATGGCAGCGCGGCCGGCGCGACGGTGCCGCCGGCGCCACCGGCCACGACCGTCACCAGCTGGACGATGTCCTGCACCGCGCCCTGGTAAGACTTGACGACGGCCGCCAGGGCCAGCGCATCGAGTGCGAGCATCTTCTTGCGCCCCAGCGCCGATGCGGCGATCACGGCTTGCTGTTCCTTGGTCAGCGCCATCAGCGGTTCCTGATCGATACGCCGGAATCGCCCTTGCGGCCATTGCCCGGCGTGATCTTGACGCGCGCTGGCGCCGGCGCAGCGGTCGGCGGATCAGGCAATTCGTCAGGGTAGGGATCGACCGTGTTGGCCTGGTGTTGCAGCATCTCGTTGATGTATGCCGGGTCGTAGCCCAGTTCTTGCCAGATCAGATTGATCGGCATGCCCAGCGCCTGCAGCTTCAGCGCCCGGTCGGCGGCCTGGTTCGGTGTTTCTGTCCGCCGCTCGGCATAGCAGACGCTGAAGTCCGCATCGAGCGGGTTGATGCCCTTCAGCAACAGGTCGATGTGGAATGCCTGCTGGTAGCCATAGGCCAAGGTGTCTTGCAGCACGTCGATCTCGTCGTAGTAGTCGCGCTTCAAGTCTTCCAGGATGTCGCGGTTCAAGCCGTCGGTGTACCCGGCCAACCCTTTCGGCATCGGCGACCCGGAAAAGAAGCAGTCGAGCAGCAGCGCGATATCGGCCACCTGGTCCAGGTTGCTGTCGCCCTGGATGGGATTGACCGCGCCTTTTTTGTTGAGGAAATAATCGGTCGTGATTTCGTTCTGGCTGCCGATGACCTTGGCTTCGTAGATCGCCAGATCCGGCCCGCTCGCGCCTTCCAGCACATGCGCCAGGCGCAGCGGCGCGCGCACCCGGCGCCGGATCACCAGATCCTCTTCGGTCATGCGCAGCTTTTTCCATGTGGTGCGGTTGGCGTCGAGAAAAGGACGTCCCAGCGAACCCATGTCGTCGAAATTGTCGGGATCGAATCTGATCAGGTGCAACTGCCACAGCGCGAACGTTGCCTTTGGCTGTCCCGTCACCAGGTCGTGCTGAAAGTAGGCCGCGGCCACATCCTTGAAGCGGCCGCTGTCGTTCACGTTGGGCACAATCGTTTCGGTCGGCATCCGCGCCAGGGAACAGACGTTGTTCTGACCGTCGACGATGATTTGCAGCGGCAAGTTGCCCTCCATCACCAGCCCGCGCGCGTCGGACTTCAACTTTTCACGCCGGTCCAGCTGGCAGCGCCGGCGGAATTCTTTCCATGCTTCCGACACGGCCTCGTTCGGCTTTGCCAGTTGCATCACCAGTCCGCCCTTGATGATGTCGCGCGCAACCCGGCTGTGGATCATCTTGACGCGGCCGTCGAGCTTGTCCATCTCGCGTATGTCCAGGATCGATTCGCGTGTTTCCGGGTCGACGTAGAACTGGCGGTACATCGCGCGGTAGCGCGCATCCTCGCGCAAGCGGGTGCCGGTCTCGCTGCTGGCCTTGGCGGGCGCGGTCGGCAACAGCGAGCGCAGCATGCCGCCGATTTTACTGATCGATATCATTCTGTGACTTTCGTGATGGTGACGGAACGCCAGCCGTCGATCATGCCCGCCGCGTGCAGCTCCTTGATCATCTGATGCAGCTCGGGGCATCGTTCCTTGATGATGGCGACGGTTCCCTTGATGCGTTCATGCTCTTCCTCGCTCAGCGGCGGCAAGACCTTCGGCGTCGCGGGTGCGGCCGGCGCTGCGGTATGCCGAGGCCGGGGCCGGACCGACAGCGTGGTGTTCAATTGGTACTGGCGTTCGTCAGCCATGTGTGCCTCCGAGTAATTGTTCGCGGGTCTGCGTGCGCCCGCTGATGATCGTGGGCACGTGGTCGGCGCCGCGCGTGGTCAGCGCCCACACGCCGGCGCAAGCCGCGTCGAAATAATCGTCGCCGACCTTGATGTCGACTTGCTTGTAACTGGGATAGCTGCCGGTCCGGTTCGCCACTTGCTTGATGTTACCCAGCTGGCGCGTGAAACTTTGCCATTCCCGGTCCTCGTCAGATGTGCCGTCCTCGTCGAAGGGCGCGATCGCGGCTTGGCGGTTGTGCAGTGCGGCGCGAAGTGCACTCGCCATGCTGTGCTTGGTCATGCCTTCGAAGCGGATCGGCGAGAACGCCCATTCGGTCCACGTGGTCGCGTTGCTGTCGCCGTCGCCGATCGAGCGGCGGTCCAGTTCGATCAAGCCCTGGGCGTACAAATCGTCGTTGACCGAGGTCAGCATGCCGACGCCGTACGCGTCGCCCATCCCGTAATCGGGCCGGAAATAGCGCCACAATTCAACCAGCGCGCGCCGCACCACGCCGTCGTCGGTGCCCGGCAGCCACGAAAGCACGAATGGGAAAAAAACGAAGTTGCCGAGCTGCTCGCAAACGACCAGGGCGGACTTGGAAGCGGTCAGGCTTTCACCGTGCCCGGTGTGGTCGTAGCCGAATGAAATCAAGCCGCGTTTCTTGTAGCGGGCGTTCGGCAGCGGGCCGGCCGCTTCCAGACGCGCCTGGATGCCGACCGACATCGCCAGCCGGATGTATTTTTCCCAGATGTGGTTTTGCGCGATGACGTTCTTGCACAAATATTGCCGGATGTATTCGCCGCTCGGCATTTCCAGGCGCTTTTGCGCGATGTAGCCCTGGTCGAGTATCCCCAGTTCGAGCGCCAGGTAGACATTGACGACCGGCAGCACGTGGTAGGCGCCCGAGTCGATCAAGCCCGACAACGTATCGGCGCCCTTGAACACGCCCGTGATGCGGATCTGCGGCTTGAATGTCGTTCCTTCCGGCGCGCCCAGGCGCTGCGTGCCGGCCAGCATCGGGAACAGCCGCGAATACAGGCGCTCGACCGGCATGTCGTCGATCTCTTCCAGCGACGCATAGGACAGGCCATCGCCATCGATCTGCGACATGATGCCGTAGGCCTGGGCGCGGCTTTTATTGTAAAACTGGTACTTGGTGTCGGATTTCTGGATCCGGCCGCTCTTGTGCGCCATGTAACTGGACAGGATGGGCGAGCGGTCGATCGCCTCGATGTGGTATTTCAAATTCGCCTGGGACTGCTGCTGCCGCGGCGAAAAGATCCCCAGCTCCTGGTGCGGGTTGCAAGCATTGTTTTTCAGCGCGTGCAATTCCTTGGCCGATGTCTTACGCCCGCGCCGGCAGGAATAATCGACGGTGCTGGGGTACAGATCCATTTCGATGCACTTGAGTACTTGCATCGGGTCCAAGTCGACGCCATGCACGTGCTTGTGCCACAGCGCGTGGTCATCCTTGTAGCGCAGGATCTCGACCTCGGCCCGGCTGGCCACCTTGATCCGCTGCGTCGCTGAAATGCGTTCGCCGCTCATGGCGCTCCCGGTCCGGAATCGGTCACCTCGACATCGATCACGTCGATCACGTCTTTCATCCCGCCATTCTCGCGGTCGTATTCGACCAGCACCGGATCGCTTGAGGTCAGCGTGTTGGACCGCTGGACCTTGTCCGACAAAGCCTTCAGCGCGGCGATCTGCTGCTTGCGGTATTCGTCGTCGGTGATCAACGGCACCGCATTGCGCGATACCTGGCCCGGCATCAAGTCTTCGGCCTCGATGACCTTGTTCGTCATGCCCATGTCGGCCAGCGTCATGTTGTTCTTCGCCAGCAAGTCCGTCATGGCCTTGAGCAGCGGGTGCGCCGACACTTCCATGATCGTCTTCTTGACGCCCTGGTCATCGGTGTAGGTCGCCAGGCTGACATGGCCGTTTTCGTCGAAATGGAATTCCGGCCGCCGCAGCGCCACGCCGTCGGAGATGATCGTCATCATGATCTGCTGGAGGATAGAAAACAGCGCCGCCTGCATGTCGCCATACATGCTTGTCAGCAGCCCCGGCTTGCGCTGCTCGAACGCCG